GGACCAGGAAAATCTGAGACTACTCAAAACATTCAATAAAAAGGAATATTATAAAATCAATATTTATAGGATATGGCAAAAAGTAACCAATTAGAATTACTAAAGAAATTGATCAGGGAAGAGGTCGTAAATGCGATCCGTCAAGAAATGCCTACCATTTTAAAGGAGATTCAATCCTCAAGCTCTCCTAAAGAGGTTATAAAAGAATCAAAGAGACCTAAAATGGCTGTGCCAAGCACACTAAACACACAACCAGTGCGTCCTAAACCTAACTTCACAGGCAATCCTTTGGCAAACATACTAAATGAAACAGCAATGACAATGGGTGATATGGACGATATGTCTTTTAACACTTCAGACATTGGTCCTGATTCGATAGGAATAGATCCAACTAGCTTCTTTCAACCAAAACAAGTTGCAGTAGGAGACGTTAATGGTATGTTGTCCTCAGCAAGACCTAGTTCTGATCCAAGCATGGTACAAATAAACGAGGTACCTGACTTCACAGATTTAATGAGTAAAATGAGAGCCAAAGGCGTAATGTAATGGCATATAACGCAAGAAAAATATCGCCCCTTGATTTGCGCCCTTCTACTGGAGTAGGCGTTAGCATTCCTTTTTCTACCTCTAACGTTTTCAATACCGTGTATAGCACTAAAGATCAAACGAAATATAACTTGATTAACTTCTTGTTAACTGATCCTAGAGAAAGACCTTTTAGTCCTAACTTTGGAGCAGGTTTAAGATCGTTCTTATTCGAGCAGTTGGAGACAAATACCACAGACGATCTAAGAACTATGCTAATCAGTCAAATAGAAAATAACTTTCCAAATGTTAATATAGTTAGTTTGGTAGTTAGTTCTGACGTTAATATAGGAGCTATTAATATAGAATTTAGTTATAATATTAGAAATACAAATGAGTCAGACGAAGTGTTATTGACAATACAAAACGTATAAAGATGCCAAACAGTACAGATGTAAAATATCTTAATAAAGATTTTAGTTCGTTTAAATCGGACTTGATAGAATATGCTAAATCGTATTACCCTACGGTGTATAACGATTTTACTCAAGCCTCACCAGGTTCTATGTTTATAGAAATGGCCGCTTACGTTGGAGACGTTTTATCTTTCTATTTGGACAATCAATTACAAGAAACTTTTTTACAATACGCAAAGCAAAAGGGTAATTTGTACTCTATGGCTTACATGTTAGGCTATAGACCAAAGACTACCTCTGCTGCAGTTGTGGATCTTCAAGTTTATCAACAGGTTCCTTCAGCTAACGAAGCCGGTATATTTGTTCCTGATTTCACTTACGCTCTTACTATTGCAGAAGGAATGCAGATAAGATCTAATATAGATACTTCTAACTTCTTTTATGTTCCAAACAAGGTAGATTTTACTACGTCTTCTTCTTTAGATCCTACTACAGTTTCTACTTATACGGTGGATTCTTTTGGAGTTCCTACAAGTTTCTTATTAGAAAAAACTACTCAAGCAATATCAGGTCAAGTTAAAACACAACAGTTTAACTTTGGATCTGCTGAAAGATTTGTTACTATAAATTTACAAGACACTGATATCATTACTATTTTAAAAGTAGAAGATTCAGACGGTAACTTGTGGTATGAAGTGCCTTACTTAGCGCAAGACTATATCTTAGACCCTGTTACAAATACCGCGGCTAATTACCCAGAATTCTATCAAAGCGCTAATCAAGTGCCTTACATGATAGAAAAATTAACAGTTCCTAGAAGATTCACTACAAGATATCAGGCTGATGGAACTATGAATATTGAATTCGGTTCTGGTATAAATCAAGTTTCAGACACTAGTGTAATTCCTAACCCAAATACAGTTGGAGTTGGTCTTACTTCTGGTTTGACTTTATTAAACACTGCGTTCGATCCTACTAACTTTGTTACTACACAAACTTACGGATTGGCTCCTCAAAATACTACATTAACATTTACTTATTTAGTTGGAGGCGGAGCTTCTGCTAACGTATTATCTAATGAGTTAACTTATATAGTAAACAAATCAGTAACAGCTGCAGACTTATCTTTCGAAAATACAGTAGTTACTAACAATACTGACCCAGCTTCTGGTGGTGGAGATGGAGATTCTGATGTTGAATTAAAATTAAACATTCAGGCTGAGTTCTCTAGTCAATTAAGAGCTGTTACTCAAGAAGATTATTTGGCAAGATGTTTAAGCATGCCTTCTAAGTTTGGTAAAATATCTAAAGCGTATATCACAAAAGACGATGCTACATATACAAACTATTTAGCGGCAGATAATAGCCAAAGAGATCAAATAATGGTGAGTCTTTACGTATTAGGTTTAGACAATAATAATCATTTGGCTACACCTTCTATGCCTCTTATGGAAAATTTAAAAACTTACATATCAGATTATAGAATGTTGACAGATGCTATAAACATTAAGTCAGCCTACATAATTAATATTGGTTGTAACTTTGATATTGTAATAAGACCTAACTATACAAGCCAAGACGTTTTAGCTAGATGTATTTTATCTTTACAAAACTATTTTGATAAAGACAATTGGCAAATAAATCAACCTATTATATTGGGAGATCTATATGCTTTATTAGATCAAATAGATGGAGTTCAAACAGTTAAAGACGTATCAATATCAAACAAATCAGGAGAAGCAAACAACTACTCTAAATACTCTTACGATATTAAAGCGGCAACTTTAAACAATGTGATCTATCCTTCTTTGGATCCGTCTATATTCGAATTAAAGTTTCCTCAAACAGACATAAAAGGTAGAGTAGTAACATTTTAAAGAATAAACAATGGCAGTATATAAAATATTTCCTACAGCAGACGCAACAATCTATTCAAGATTTCCAGTAAAAAACACTGGTCTTGATGAAGTATTAGAAGTGTCAGCTAAAAATAACTCTACACTAGTGGATTACTCTGTGGATATAGATCCAGGAGGACCAATATCTAACGATGATCTTAGAAGAGCTTTGGTATTATTTAGCGATGAGGATATAAATACAATAAAATCTTACCGTACAGGATCTTGGAAAGCTGGATTAAAACTATATCTTGCTAACGCAGAAAATTTATCTACTACTTATAGTCTAGAAATAAGACAAGTTTCTTCTTCTTGGCAAATGGGCACCGGCAAATACAATGATTTTCCTGATACTGTTAACGGAGTTTCTTGGTATAGCCCAACCGCTTACGTTACAGCTTCTAATACTTGGACCAACGCGTCTTACTTCTTAACTCCTGGAGGTGGCAACTGGACTGGTTCTTTTGCTACTCAATCTTACACTTACAAAGATGATAAGGATATTAATGTAGATGTGACTCCAATAGTTGATAGTTGGTTTAACGGATCTCAAAATAGCGGATTCATTGTTAAACACCCTACTACTGTAGAAAACTACTCAGCTAGTTTCGTAGCGCTTAGTTTCTTCTCAGTAGATACTCATACAATATATCCTCCTACTTTAGAAATGAAATGGGACGATAGCTCTTACACAACAGGAAGCTTAAGCGTTTTAAATAATAATAATTTTGTATTGAGTCTAGAAAATAACGTAGGCACATACAAAAGCGATACTGCTAAATATAGATTTAGAGTTAATGCAAGGGACAAATATCCAGTTAGAACATTTACTACGTCTTCTATTTATAATGTAAATAAGGCGCTACCTCAAGCTTCTTATTGGTCTTTATACGATTTAAAAGCAGAAGAAACGATTGTAGAGTTTGATTCAACGTACACTAAAATAAGCTGCGATGGCACTAGCAGTTACTTCGATTTATATATGACAGGATTAGAACCTGAAAGATACTATAAGATTTTAATAAAAACTGTTTTGCCAACTGGAGAAAGCATAGATGTGGATAACGATTACATCTTCAAAATAATTAGATAAAAATGTCAACATCGGTAGATTTAGTAAAAGAGGTAAGAGGAGTCAATACCTACAACAAGGTAATAGATTCTAGTTTTACAGAAT